TGTTGTGATAAGTTTTTACTGTACATCACACCTGTAGATTTTAATGCTTTTAAATTATTTTTTTGAGCAGCATCAAAAGCTTTTTTATCTTTTATTATTTCAGGACCTATTACTTTACCAGTTGATAATTGTTTTAGTTTAACATTAAATTTACCAATTGTAAATGGATTGTAATATCTAACTAGAGACATCATAGTACCATCATACCAAGAAGGCATAAAGTCTTTATAAAATTTATTTACAGACTTATGAGCTTCTTTAGATATTAAAGCTGTTCTATAACTGTTTAACTTATTTTTAAAATCAGTATTTTTCTTACCACCCGTTATGTATTCAAACATAGACAAAGCTATATCTTTAGCTGGTGTCATATGCTCAAGATCTATTTTACCAGCAACTAAACCTTCTTGCACAAAATCCATAATACCAGCTAACCTTAATAATGAAGCTGGATTATTGTTCATTGTTTGCATTAAAGCAGCTACTTGTGTATCGCTTATTTGATTATTTTCATAAGCTGTTTTTAAACGATCAGCTAATTCACCTAAAAACTTATTATGTTTTTTACTATTTTCTACAGCTTTAGTTAATTCTGGTTTTGTAAACATACGTTTCTTTCTATGTAAGTCGTATGTTATAGCATTTCCTTTTATATCTACCTTATCTCCTGGCGCATACTTATCTACAAAAGCATTGAAGTCTGCTTTGTTGTCAAACAAACCATATCTATTTGTATTTTTCTTGTCAGGTTTATAATTTTTGTTTTCTATTAGTGTTGTGCTACCTGGTTGTGTTGGTGTAAATCTACCATCACCAATTTTTGAAGCAGCAGCCATACCACTAAGGTTTTCTATAAACTCTTGTCTACTTATTAATTTATTTTTTAACATAAAAGCTAAAGTAGCTCTTGTATTTTCTACATCAGATTTATTATTAAATATAGTTGATCCAGTTGGCCCATCATAACCATTTATACCTTTAAAACTTAATGGTGAATCAGGATCTAAACCTGCTTGTATTTTTATTTCTTGTTTAAATAATTCTGTTGCTGTTAAATTAGCTGCAGCTACAGATGGTTGAAAACTATTATACTTTTTCCATATATCATTTAAGTCTTTTACAATACCATTTAGTTGTGATTTAGTTAAATCAAATTCAGCTAAATGACCAGGTAAAACAGCTGGTAAATTATTCATATCATTAGGTGATAAATTTAAAGAAGATAACTTGTTTACTAAATTTATAGCTAAGATAGAGTTTGTGTTACCAACTTTTCTTATAGTTTTACTAAACATAACTTCTGACTTACCATCTTCTATAAATTTAAGAGCATTTATAGATTGACCACTCTCTAACTGTTGATCTCTTACAGCTTGATTAGTTAGCATTTTACCAGTTTGCATTACTAAAGCTTTTATTCTAGCACTAACATTAGTTTCTTTTTTATAAAGATTAGCACCGTCTTCTATAATACCAAAATATTCAAGAAAATCTTTTTTATAAGCTTTGTAAGCGTCTGTTTCTACTTTTGATTGTACTATTTCACCACTTTCATTTGTGGTTTGTTTTACTGTAAATTGTTCTGGTATAGGATTTTTAACTTGTGTAGTTAAATTTGTTGCGCTACCTGTTTTAGCATATGATACTTTATCACCTTTAGTGTAAAATTTATCTAATAAAACTTTTTGAACACCTGTTGATGTTCCACTAGCTGTTGTACCGTTTGGTAACATAGACATTAAAACATCTGCGTTCTGCTCTATAAACTCTTGAGCATTTTTTATATCACCTCTAGTTAAGTTACCAGCTTTAGGTTTAATACCAAACATTTCTTGTGTTTGATTAGGTGTTCTATCTGTTAAGCTTTTAAAAGTTTGTCCCTCTGGATCTATGTTTAATTCTTTTACCAAACCATCAATTTGTTTTGCTATGTCAGAATTTAATTCATCTTTTAATCTTATTTTAACTTTAACATCTGTAGTTGTGTTAGCTGCTTTACTTGTTTGATCATAGTTGTTTTCACTTACTATGTTATCTATTTCACCTGGCGTGAAATCACCTAAACTAACTTTAAAATCTAAACCAACACCGTACTTTTTTCTTACACCGTCTATCTTTTGTTCTATTTGACCATTTATCCAAGCACTAATACTTTTACCTTGAGCTGGATCCCATCTTCTTATTATATCTACAATACCTCTAGCACCTTTAACATCACCATACGCTACATCAGCTATCATGTCTTCTATATGTTTACCGTAATCTGAAAACTTAGAATACTTTTTAAATCTTCTTGCTATTTCATTTCTCCAACCAAAGCCTGCTTCCATAGCTTTATTTGCGTCAAAACCATCCCATGAGTAATTACCGTCAGCATCTTGCTTTATATTTAACAGTCTTTCTGTTTGATCAAACAATTGTTCTTTACCCATAGAAAAATCAACACCATCTTTCTTTTGCATTTCTTGTACAGCTTCTGTAGCCTGAGCCATTTTTACTTCGCCTTTTATAACAGACGCAGCTGCTCCTTGTATTTCACCAGCTTCAAAACTATCAGAAAAACTTTTAAGTAAATTAAAAACATCTTGACCTGTTTTTATTTCTCCAAAAGTATCAATGTTGTTTGTAGTACTTTGCCACCAGTCTAAAGCTCCTTTTAATATAGATTGATCTGCTTTTAAATCATACTTTCTCATAAAGTCAATAGCTCTAGCTAGCTTTTCTTCAGCTCTTTTAGCCTCGTTAAATCTTTTATAAGCAGGATCATCTTGTACAGCTTCAAATAAACCTTTATATCTACCAGATAAATAACTTTCAAGCATGTTAGCCATTTTTATCATATCGCCACCTTGTTCAACAATTGATCTAAATAATGTTTGATGACTAAGCTCATGTGAAAATACACTAGCGTTACCTATACCACCACCTCTTTCAGAGTTTGTTAAATCTTGAAAAGTAAAGTTTTGGTTACCTTGACTCATAGAAAAACCATGAACATCATATTTACCGTCTTTTGCTTTTTTTACTTCTTCGTTTAATCTATCTTTTAATATTTTTTTATCTTGATTACCTAAGTTAGAATCTTCTATTTGTTGTAAACCATTTTTTAACAAATTATCTACACCTCTACCTTTTATAACATTTATGTTTTTACCAGAAAGCACAGCGTCTTTCATTGCTAATTTACTTGCCAACTTAGAATCTTTACTTAACTGTGATTTGTTAAGTATTATTTCATGTTGTAACTCTAACTTTTGTATATCTTTTATTATATTGTTTATAGACTTTGCTTTTTCTACAGATGTTTGTGAGCTGTTGTTTATTTTATCAATATCTGATTTTTTACCACGTATCTCAATCATGAGATCCATAGCTTGTCTTTTTTCAGACTGTGTTAAGTTATCTACTCTTTGTTCTGTTTCTAACTTAGCATCTAAATTAAATCTTAATAATTGATCTTGTTGTGCTCTAGCTTGTTTAATAGCAGCTCTATTTTCTGGAGTATCATTATTTTCTAATCTAGCTATTTCAGTATCTAATGATATTATCTCAAGCGTGTTTGAATTTATTTTACCCCATGTTTCTTTTGTAGTATAAGCTTGATACATATCTTTAGCAACTACTGGAGCTTGAAAACCAAAACCAGACATCATAGCACCTGTTAAATAAGCAGTACCAACACCATCTAACATATCAACATCATTGCCTAAAACGTATTTATCTATAGCGTTTTGACCTAATGTTGCAAACATTTCAGCAGAACCTTCTTGATTAACATTAACAGCATATCTACCCAAAGCTTTACCAAAAGTCATTTGCCTAAGCGTATATTTAGGAACATCACTTGTTAAGTCTAAAGCTTGTTTAGAAGATTCTTTTACAAATGCTTTTTTAAAATTATTTTTTGTAAAACCAGAACCTAACGCTTTCATCATACCTTTTGCTTGACCTAAGCTAACTTTTTCAGTTACATATTCAGCAAGACCAAATCCCATAGCACCACCATAGTATTGCAAAGCGTTTATGTCTTTACCATCTGCCATTTGTAAATTCATTTCCGACATTTTGTTACCAGCAGCACCAGCAGATATAATAGCTAAACCTGTACCACCTGTGCTAAGTGTTACAGCTGTGTTAATAGCTTGCTCAGAAAATAAGTCTAGCATAAATGTTCCAAAGTCATCTAAACTATCAATATCACCAAGTTGTATGTTTTTTCGAGCTTGACCACCAATTTCATCTGCGGCATTAGCAATCATATCAGAGGCGTTGTCTATGGTTTTATATATCATACCTTTTTGCTTTAAAATAGGTCTTAAAGCAGCTGGTACCATAGCTAAATCATCTTCGTTTGTTAAATCAACACCTAATATATTTTTAGCTAAACCACCATAAGTTAATGTTTCAGCACCTAATTGTGTTAAACCACTTATTAAACTTAAACCAGTTTTAGTTAGCTTCATTACAGAAACATCTAGCTCGTTATAAGATCTTTTTGAAACATCAGCTAGCTCGGCTAATGTTTTAGCTTCAGCACTCATACCGTTTAAAACTTCTATATCTTCTTCAAATAAAGATACATGTGCTTTAAACTCTTCTTGTAAAGCTCTGTGTTGTTGTACTATGTCTTGTGTGATTTGATCTTCAGGTAGGTCTACTATTTGTTGTAGCTGATTAGCTACGTTTTCTATGTGAGATTTACGGTTTTTTATTGTCTGTACTTTTTTTGTTACAGCTTCTTCTTTTGTTTTGTATTCTGTTTTATATTGCGCAGACAAAGCCATCCTTGACAGCTCGTATTTACTAGGTTTGTAACCACCAGGTCCAGCTTTTGTAACAAGATTAGTTATATCTTTGTACCAAGGTTGTATATCATCTTCCATGTCTTCAAGAATATCATAACTTCTTTCGTTTATAATATTTTTTCTTTGCTCATCAACCCACATAGATCTAGCTTGATCTCTGTCTACACCGTCTTTTATTAAGTCTTCATATGGTAAAACCTCATAATCTTCGTATGTAGTGCCAACCATTTTATCTAGTTTAGCATTGTATATACCTATATCTTTTACTCTCTGCTTTGTTATTTTAGTGTCAGCTTGTAAATTAAGTTGTTCCTCTTCTTCAGGTTTTAACTTAGCTTCATTGTCAAGCCTATACTTGTACAAACTAGTTTTATTTGTAACTCCAGGTAGTTGTTGATTAAGTCTTGCTTCATCAGAATCTTTTTTAACTAATTTAAAAGTTCCGTTTGGAAGCTTAATTCCTATTAGTTCTTCCATGTAAATTATTATTTAAATCTAGATTTCAACCAATTACTTGCTCCAGGGCTAGTTGTTTTTATTCTACTAAGTTCTTTATCTTGTGACATATCATATTCAATCCAATAATCCCCTTGTTTTCTAAGTTGTCTATTTGTACTATATTTATTTGTTGCTGATGGGTAAGCTGTATATCCAGGTACCGTTTCTTCTTTTTCTGTTATAGCGTTTACTTGTGTAGTTTCTTCAATAACTTCACCATAACCTTCTTCACCAGCAAGTATACCATCAAGCACGCTGTCGCCACCTTCACCACTTTTAGCAGCTTTACCTTGTTTTGCAACAGTTTGCAAGTTACCAACTAAATGATCTTCTAGAGCTTCATTAATAGCTTCTCTTGCATCAACGTATACAGCAGGATCTTTACTATTAGCTGCGGCAACAGCTTCGTCTAAGCTACCAAAACCAGCAACGCTTAAACCTTGTTTAGCTATAGGGCTTTTACCAAATAAATCATCGTATAAAAATGATCTTGTAACTTCCCAGCCACCTTCATCTAAAGTGTTGGCAATATCGTTTCTGTGCATTGTAATATCAGCACTACTTAAATCTCTACCAGCATTATAAACTGATTTGTTTTTTGTTAAAAAACTTTTAGCTTCACCAAAAGCTTTATTAAATGGTTGATCTTGTGTAGCTATATTAAAGTTAAATTTTTCAACTCCTTCACCACCAAAAAATAAATTACCATCATCACCTATTTCTATATCTAATTCATCTGTATACAAGCTAGCATTTCTAGACATTGTTCCTTCTGGATCATTTGCTGCAGAAAAATTCTTATTACTATAATCTTCTAAAAAAGATTGTTTTTGACTACCAAAAGCTGTAAACTGGTTTTTCATATTAACCATAGCGTTTTTAGCATTGTTTATAATATCAACTCTAGCTTGATAACCTTCTTCACCTGGTTGAAAATGTATTATATCTCTAGCTGCAGCGGCTGCATTTATTTTCAACTCTTGTAACTTAGTACTTATAGCACCTCTATATTTTTGTGGTATTTGTGAAACATCAAAGTTTGCAGGTATACTATCTATATAACCAGCTATAGTTTGATCGTTTTGTGCTTTTTTATATTTTTTTTCAGCTTGAGCTCTTTGCGCAGCTTGAATCATAGCTGCTCCATAGTCAGGCGACTGTCTACTTATATTTGCTTGTCTCATAGCAGCCGCGTTACCTATACCTGACCCGTATGCTGTAGCTGCTCCTTTTATTAATGCTTCGTTTGCCATATTACTTTAATTTATTATCCTTGATTTTGTACAGCTGAAGCTGGTCCTGCAAGACCGCTTGCTACAGCGCCACCAATTTGTCCTATACCACCAATTACCGATTGTTTAGCTGCTTCCCTAGCTGCATTTGCGGCACCTAATCTTTGTTGTGCCATACCTAACATTGTACCTGTTTTTTCATACTGCAACTGTCTAGCCATACCAGCACCTTGTCTTTCCATAGCTTGATTTGAAGCTGCTTGTTGTGCCATTGCTGCTTGATTGCTAGACTCTTGTTGAGCTATACTAGCTGAAGCCGCTTGGTTTTGTTGAGCTGCTTGATTTGACATAGCTTGAGCTAATGCTGCTATACCACTGCCACCAGCGGCACCTTGCATACCAGACATTATATTAGCTTGTGAAGCTTGATTTTGTTGGGCAGCAAAATCTGCTGCTTGAGTATTTACAGTTAAGTCTTCAGCGGTGTTTTCTAAGTTAGCGTATAAGTTAGACGTGTCTAAACCCATGTATTGCTGTTTCATAGCGTTCATCTCTGCTTTAGCTCTTCTTTGCTCTCTTCTTCTTTTTCTACCGCCTATTAAACCGCCCACAAGATTAGCCACTCCACCTAACGCTTGTGCTGCCATCATACCACCTGAAATTGGATCCATATTTATTATTTTAAGTTATTATTATTATTACACATTATTTGCTACTTTCAACTATCTCACTACCAACAGAATATATCTCAGCAAAAGTATTACTAGTATTTGTAAAAGTAACCTCAGCATAATAACCAGCTAAGCTAGACATGTTTGCTCTGTTATCTTTACTAAACAAGAAAAAAGATGATGTTGTTGGTCTAGTTGATAAATTATCTATGACAACGTTTAAAACCATAGAACCATCAGACAAAGGACCTTGTATACTTACAACAGGCCCAAGCTCATTTAAACCAGTTTGATAACCGTATTGTTGAGTTGGATTTGCGTTTCCTGATTGACCAGACCCTTGATTTTCTGTAAAAACACCAGTACTAGTATTTAAGTCGTATTCATTATCTGTTAACACATGTGGTGTTTCTGTATTTAAATAATACAAAGTATCACCAACTTGTAGCGACGCGTTTAAATCATACTGAAAAGATATATTTAAGTTTGCCATATGTTAAGGTGTTGCGTTGTTTTTATAAATTATAACTATTTCTAAAGTGTGAGGTTCAGAAGCTAAGTTATTAGTATTTGTATCTAATACATTTGTTTGAACAGTACCTGTTCTAGCACTATTATCAAATGTTGATGTTGAGTAATTTATAGGTATTTGACCATGATTAATTACTGTGTTAGAACCGTTTTTAAGTCTATAGAAAACTTCATCATAATCATACTTATCATTCATGTATGTAGGTATACCCGCGTGTGTTGCATCTAAATTCCAGTTTTGTACTTTTAAAGTTAAATCGTTACTTGAACCTGCTGAAAAGTTTTGAGCAACTAAACTACCACTAAATACAGCTGATAAATTATGTTCAGTACTACCAGCTTCTGAGTCTCTATATTTATAAACTGTATTATAACTAAACACACTACTTGAACCTAACGTTATGTTAACAGTAGATGTATTACTATCTTCAAACGAGTCGTTTACTTTAAATCTAAATAAATCAGTTCCACTTTGACCAACGTTTCTTGTATATGTTGCAACTCCACTGCTAGCTATACTTAAAGTACCTTTTGAAGGAGCTGTTACAACAATATAACTTAACGTATCATTGTTAGGATCTGACGCTGTTAAACCATGTGTTGTTGCGCCACTAGCAGCCGCTGTAAAACTTGATGTACTTGTTACAGGTGCTTGATTAATTATATTATCTAAATTTAAAACAGAAGAAACACCTGAAGTTCCTGTAGAGTGTATTTCTATATCACTAGCAGAAACAGTTATAGTTTGCGTTCCGTTACCTACGGCAGCTAAACCTTGTATTGTAAAATCAGTACCATTGTTTGATGATGCTATAGTGTTTGTAAAATCATTTGTACCAGATGTGTTATAAGCTGTTGAATTACTAAACACAGGTTGTCTTCTTAAATATAAATTTTTACTAGCATGTGTAGCTGTAATTTGCATTTTTGCTAAATTATATAATGGTCCTTCTTGTTCTTCTAAATTAAGACTTACGTTTAAAGTATTGTTCACGTGTGTTTTAGTAAACGTTTGGGCTGCAGAATTACCTGTTACAGAAAATATAGCTGGTGCGGACTGTGTCCATGTAAAAGTTGGATTACTATTATTATAGTTATTAACAGCACTAGACATTGATGTTGGTGAAACTGCCGTTACTTTAACATTATACGTGTCACCAGAAGCGTTAGCTGGTATTTCAATAACCTTAGATATATTAAACTCATTACCAACTGTTATAGTTCCACTGTTTGTAGAAGCAGATGTAAATGTATCAGTGGTAAAATCATATGTATTACCATTACCTCTTGTTATTGTTATAGTAAACTTTGAAGTTGTTTTTGTACCAAACACATTAATTGATCTGGTTTCTCCAGTAGAGTTAATTACATCCGTGTTAGTATTAACAGCATTTATTTCATCAACTTCTGTTGGAATTGCTCTAGCTGTTCCACTATAAGTTATATTATTACCCGTAGTAGAAGCTGTGGGAAACACATAGCTTACTGTATAATTTTTTGCAGTAATTCTTGATGAAGAATCTGTAACAATACTTGAGTTTTCTATTGTATGACTACTAGAATAACTACCGCTTACTACAGGATCACCTGGTTCTTCAGCAAAATAATGACCAGAAGAAGCTTGTAGCGTAAAATTATCAACTGTTTTTGATTCACCAGCGCTACCAGTTTGTTGTGTTATTGATGTTGTGCCTGCGTTTTGCACGTTAGTACCACTAACAATTCTATTACCGTCCCAAGTATAAGGTATTAATTTTTCTGCTAACGCACTACCATCTATATCTATTACAGAGTTTGTATTACTGTTTGCAACAAAAGAATTTTTTAAATCAACAGTTACTAAAACTGTATTTCCAGCTGCATATGCATTACCACTATTAGTTAGTGTTATACTTTGTATTGGCCCACTAACCAAAGAACCTGTGTTGTTTGTAAAATCAGACGCAGCAACTCGATAACCAGTATTAGGTGTTATTGTTAACACTTGACTAGCAGTAGAACCTAATGCTTGACCTTGAGTTACATTTACAGAAGCTGAATTTATAGTACAATTAGTTAATGCCATTAGTCGTTATTTTCAGTTATTGTTATAGTTACTTGAGCTGGCGTTACATCTCCTGTTATTTCTGATGAAAAACCTATGCCTTGAACGTTAAAATCTTTAGTGTTTAAATTTAAAGCACTACTAACTTTTTCTCCAACAATGTAGTTAAACCATTTACCTTCTTTATCAATAAACTGTGGTATACGTCCACTTTGTAAATTAGTTGTTATCGAATTAACGTACCATCCGTTTGTTGCGTTAGGATGGTTTGCACTTATTAAACCATCAGTATCTGTTGCGTCACTTAATATTCTACCTTGAGTACCTTCGTAGTTTATTGTTTTAAAACTTTTTATAGTACCTGGAAAATCATTTAACAACAGTGTTATAGATGAATTTGTAAAGCTATTATAAAATGTATTTCTTACAGGGTTATCATGTGAATATATTTGACCATCTTTAAACGTATAATATATATTATTTAATGATACACCGCTTTCAGGTATAAATGATTTTCTACTTGTCCAACCATTAACTTGTTCACTAAAAGATATTGTATCTTCTACACCATCTCTTTTTGAAAAATTAGGATCACACTTAAATGTAATATTATATAGATTTTTAGTTACATCATAACTACCTAAAACAATATCAGATTCAGCTAAACGATCTCTAAAGAAATCTACCATACCTTTTGAAGATATTGGTGTTAAACCATCTCTTGATAATCTTAAAATAACACCTCTAGCTTTGTCTGAAAAATAAGCTCTAAAACCAGAAGCAGCAAAGCTTTCAGGGTTTTGACTAATACCATACTCTCCTACAAACGGTGTTGTTTGTCCTAAAACATTGTTTGTTGACGTTAAGTTTGCATTTCCGTCTGCATTAAATAAAGCGTCTTTATTTGCTAAAACTCTTAATATTTTATCTTCACAACAAACTATTAAATCAGTGTTTCTTGTGTGTAGCTTTTGTATTGAACCATATTCTGGGTTTAACTCTTTTGTTATTTTTTCTGCTTGTATAAATTGATTAGTTCTATTTATACTACTTGGAGAGTTGTATATACCAGAATATATTAAACCTGCTTTTTTTCTTTCTTCTTTATATTGTTCGGCAAGAACAGCAGATGCTTTTACACCTTTAGCTATAGTTGTGGCGTTAAAATCATCTCTTATTCTATTAGACTCAACACCGTTACCAAACGAATAACAATTATAATAAACTAAATCATGTGAATTACCATGATTAGCTATAGGTATTGCATTACTAGCTTCGTAATATATATCTACATCTATATTTTCTTTAGGTTCTGTTTCAAAAACAGCTGGGTTTGATGTGGTAAAAGATCCATCATCTTCTGGAATAAGTATATCTATATGAAAAGGATTTATAGGCGGGTCAATATACTCGTTACCCCAACCCTGAGCATAAGCGTTTTCTGTAAAACCAGTAATTGGTTTATCTAATTTTATTACAAACACTGTTCTTTTATTACTAGGCCAACTATCTCTACTAGATCTTGAAGAATAATTTCTTACAGCAACAACTAGTGAATCTTTTACTTCATATACAACAGCATTAGGATCTTGTCTAAATCTAAATTTAGTACCTATTTTTCTTATATCATCTGAAAACTTTTTACGCGCCCCATTGTTGTCTCTATCTCCAGTTATAGTAGAATGCCACTCATCATAATTCCAAAGGTGTGCAAATGTTATAAATATATTACCTTCTTTTATACCATCTGGTTTGTTTTTATTTCTACCTTTGTAGTGGGCTTCTTCACCACCTCCCCACCATATATTTTTATTACCATATCTATAAGTTCTATAACCAACACCTGTTGGGTTACCTGCACCAGATTGATCTACGATTTCTTCTGTTACATAACCTTGTTTATGAGGTTGATAATCTCTCCATGCGCTACCATCTAACTGAGATGTTTTTCTCTGCATTGTAGCAGAAGTACTAACTCTATAGGTTGGATCTGGTTTTTTACTTAATATGTATTTTTCAAGAGTAGGATCTCTTAATAGTTTTATAAAAAATCTACCAGTAAACTCAGGTTTATTTTTACTTTCAGTTTTACTTAATTCTAATCTTAAAGAATCATCACTAACCATGTTGTTGTCAGATTTAGAAGCATCATACGCAAGATTATCACTGCTACCTGAAAATAAAATACCTATATCAACCCCAAAAAATTCTTTAATTTCTATTTCATAAATATCACCACTACCTTTTTTAAAAGATTTTACTTTATAGTAATTACTACCTCCATTTGAACTAAGAAATCTCATTTGTAAACCAGCATTTTGCAATGTTTCTTCTTTTGTAAAATTACTATTATCTAAAAGAGCTTCTTTGCTAACCTGAAATTTACTACCATCTATAAATGGAACACGGTTTGCCATGTTATCTTGTTTTAACTCATCTAAAGAAGCTGTACCTATAATTTCTTGCTCTTCTCTTATATACAAAGGAGCTTCGTTTGATATTGATAAAACTCTATATTTAGCTTGATCTTCTACAAACTCACTTGATGTATGAGCTTTTTTTAGTATCAAATACGTGTCATCTTGAATTTTATTTCTTTCAGATGATGGTAAGCTGATCCAAACGTTTCCGTCTTCAGCATCGTAATATCTATCAATAGTAACATTATAATATTCATTAGAAGGTTCTTTTATAAAAAACTTAAAATGAGTAAAACCGCTAGGAGCGGTGTGTAAATTTTTAACAATAAATTTATTATAATTTATAGCGTTAGATTTTGATATAAACTTACCACCATCCTTATGTGTAAAAACAGGTGTTTCTCTACCATATTCATCTCTGTAAACAACACCTAATTGATACGTTCTTTGTGATTTTATAGATTCACCAGGTTCGTCTTCAATTGAAGGAGAACCATTTAACTCTACATTAAATCTTGGTTGTAAATCACCTACGTTAAAGTTTTGTAAATAATTACCGTATATTATTCTGTTAGCAGCTAATTCTTGTGCTTTTGCTTTTCTAGGAACATTATCCCATGGTCTTAGAAGTTGATTAGACTCAACTGTTTTATATATTAACTCTGTTTCTATTTCATATTCATTTGTTGTCCAAAATGAATCATTTACCTTAACAGTATCTACAACATAAACATTATTTACACCATCTTCTTTATATAATATGTCAACTTCGTCTACTTGCTTAGGTATATCTGTTGGCCTAAAACCAGATAATTTTAAATACCTTAAATCGTTTTCCATGCCTAAATTATAACCTTTTCTAGGATCAAAATCATATAGTTTAGGAACAAAAACTGTTTTTGTAAATGGCGCAAATGTAGAATATTCACCATCTTTATATTTATATCTATAAGAAAATCTTACAAATTTATCTATAAACATTGCTTCTTCCTGGTCTAATGTTAAAACCCAATTAACCTTTGCGTTAGGTACTTCATCAGGTATATTTAATATTTTTAATTGAAGCGTTGTTACGGTAACAGGTATTTGTTGATAACTATTAACAACCTCACACCTTATGTCTTTGTCAACATCAAGTACTTCATCATCTGAATCTTCAAGTTTTAAAGTAACTGTATCACCAACAACTAGATGCGGTCTATTACCTAAAATATCTGCTTGCAGCACAACAACTATTTCACCAACTGCTAAAGGCGCTGCGTTTGCTGTGTGATAAAAATTAGCAGCAACAATTGTTTTTATAATACCTGGCACACCTAATATACCTACTCTTTTAGTATCTCTAGCATCAAAAGTTAAAGCGTTTATAGGTCCTTTTTTTATTACAGTAATATCTTCTTCTGTAAAATTATAAGCCATAGAAGCTAAACCAGTACCGCTAATATTATATGGATTCACTGGTAATAAAGTAGTGTGTGTTGTAAAGTTTATAGAACCATAAGTTGAACCATCACCTTTAAATTTATCTATATTTATAACTTTAGGTTCGTTTAAATTATCTGTAAAAAATAATAAACCATCTATAATATTAACACCTGTTATATGGTGGGTTGTACTAAAATCTAAAACACCGTTTGTATCTACTAATACAGGTTTTATTTGATTTCTTACTTGATCATACTCAGCAATAGCATCTACGCTGGTACCATTTATAAAAAAGTATATTTTTTCGTTTTCTGTATCTGCAATACTACCAACACAAGTGGCACCAGATATATTAATAAAACTTCTTTGAAAATTACCTAATATATTTTGAGCTGCACCAACACTACCGTTTTCAGAGTTGGCTAAATCTATATTCATCGCATCCCTATATTCACCATTAGGCAATATTCTTTCGTCCAGGTCTTTGTTCATACGACCTGCTTGAAAAGTGTGTTTTATTTCTGGCATGTTTTAGTGTTTTATTACTTTTGATTTACCTCTCATTGTTTGAGCAAGCTCTTCAGCTTTATAATTAGATAACCTAATTTTAGCATTTTTCATAGTTGCAAATCTTTCTTTTTTATACCTTGCTATTATATATTCTGGTATACCTATTCTTGTAGATAAAATTGCGTGAGCAACCCATTTATATAAAGCTTCTTCAGCAAATTTATGTATAACAGCATCTTCATCTACAGCTATACCATCACTAATATATTTAAGAGTTATTCTTTTACCACTCATATCTGAGCTAAAATGTATATTACCTTTTAAATGATCTATATAAAAAACTCCGTTTCTTTGAGCATGTTGAGGTTCTAAACCATATCTTCTACCATCATTATATATGTAAAAATCAGCATCAGGATCGTCTATATTAGTGTCTACGTTTGTAGCAGAACTTGATAAATAACTATTCCATGTATCTGAATCACTAGCTACAGAAACATTTCCATTACTATCAAATATATAACCAAAATCACTAGCTTGTAAGAGAGCTGTTGGGTTACTTGTTTTTATTGCTGGATATAAAACTCTTTCTATACCGTCTCCAGCTGAATGTGATAACTTAACATAATTAACATAATCGTGTGGTAATGGCATTTTTAATGATGGTGGTAATTCTATTTCTAAAGCTTTTTCTGATCTAAGTATATCATAACTAAATTCTTGTAAACCTCTTTGAGCGTGAAATAATACATCTGCTCTTTTTACTTTAGATATAATTTTACTTTCACCAACATAACTGATAATAAAGTTGTTTATAAATTGTTGTAGTGATATGTATTGATAATTACCAAGATCTGGATTTATAATTGAAATAACTACAACATCACCGTTTGTTGCTCCTGAACCTAATGTTAAAGTATTTGTTGTACCTGATTTAGGAAAAGTAAAACTACTAGTTATTGTACCGTTTATTGTTACACTGAGCTGACCAGCCGCGTCTGGCATTGTTGCTAAATTGTTTAATAACGTTTCGTTTTCTGGAAATGTTAATACAAAATCAACTTGTCCACCAGCTGCTGTAAAACTTTGAGATCCGTAATACTGTTGTTGTGTTCCTTGGAATAATGGCATAATTATTTATTTTCTTGTTGTACGTTCTGTGCTTCTTCTGTAGCAGCCACTTGATAAACTTGTGGGTCTTTTAATGTTATACCTGCTAATTCTAGTATTTTAATTACTAATTCTGTTTCTTCAGAATCATGTAGTTCAAAATGCCTAGCTAAATTAGAGTTATATAAAGCTTTACCGTTAGTTGCATTTATAACATAAGCCCAATTAACAGAAACTGGATTTGCTATATAATTACAATAAACATTGTTTACTATACTAACTGGAAATACTTTGATTGCTACTTCACCATTTGATGCGCCGCCTTGTGATCTAACATAGACTGGTCTTGTAGGTGAGGGTGCTGTTAATGGAGAATTTTCTATATGATGCACCTCGTTTTGATTTATTTTTTCTATTTCTATATAACCACCTTTATATTTATAGAATAATTCACCCATTCTATAGTGATTAGGTAATGTAAAGTCGTTACCACTTACATAGGTAACAGCTTGTCTAAATCTTTCAAATATATCTATTTTTTCTTGTAATATATCTACTTGATCTGAATAAGTGTAATCATTACCTGGTAATCTACTAAAAGCGTTTAAGTCATAAAAATATTGCTCAAAAATATCCATTTGAGCTTGGTTGGCATATAGATTAAATTCTTGAGGTGTTAAATAACCTCTTTGTTCTTTATTAGCTATTGCCAAAACTCTTTGATAAACTGTATCTATATTTACTGCCATATTTTTTTATTTATAGTAAGCAACCACCATAGAGATGGTTGCCTCTATAAGTGATTAATTATTTTAATCTTTTTTCTAATGTTGCAAGAACTTCTAATCCTTCATCAGTTTTAAACCATGCTGCTAATGCAGAATATGGATGCTCATCAAATGGAACTGTAAATAGTTTTCTACCGTTAGATTTCCATTTAAAAGTTCTACCGTCACCTGATAAAGCTATTATGTTTTGTTCTACAGCTTTAATCCCTAAGTTTCTAAGTTGAACGTTGTCATCGTTTGCAACTTCTAAAAACATAGCTGGATTATTTTTAGCCATAACTAAAACATCTCTTTTAACTTCACTAGATGACATTTTTGAAACAGCGCTACCTTTTTCTACTCTTAAAACAGCTTCCATTTCATCTATGTTCATTTGTTTTGCAGCTGATAAAGCTTCAAATTCTAGTTCAATCCAACCTACTTGATCAGTAGCTGTTGCTACTTCATCATTTTCTGTATAAGTACTACCTTTTGAAGGGTGATACAACGATAATAATGTTTGTAATGCAACTTTTTGTTTAGGAACAGCTAATATACCGTTTCTAAATAATATATGACCAAGAGTTGCTACACCTTTTTGTTCATCAACAAAAGGTGATGGTTGATTAGTGGCATACCTTAATTCTCTATTATAACCAACTTCTTCGTCAAAATATAATAAAGGTTTTGATGCCGTATGTTTACTTGATATTTTATATATAACAGGTTGTTTATTACCTTTTAATACATAAATTCTGTCTTTGTACTCCCAATTTTCTGGAAGATTTAATTTTTGTTTTTTCATGATATAATATAATATAAATTAATAAAAATAAAGAGGTGGGTGCCGAAGCACCCGTCTCTTTATATAAAATAAAATGTTACGATACTCTCTTCAATAACACAAAGTTATTTGCAGCTTGTACACATAAACATCTTTCTGATAGGAAGTTAACTTGCATTTTATCTAATGTCGAAGTATAATTTCCACCAACAGAACCTGTAATCCAAGATTTCAGTTTTCTGTCATCAGCTTCAGAAGCTCTATATCTAACATGTAAGAATGGTCTTGAGATGTTTTTACCCATAGACTCATCATAAACTGTTGAAGTTCCAGCAGGAACGATAACACCTTCAATGTCAGAGAAACCTCCTCTAGTTACTGAATCATTTAAGTATTTCCAGTCAGTTTTGTAGAAGTCATAAGAACCTCTTCTGAAACCAGAGAAACCTAAATTTAGCGCCATATCCTCAGAGTTGTTGAATACACCGTAAGATGTACCACCTGAACCATAAGAATTTTGAGCAGCTAACATGTTGTCAATACTTAGAGATGTGTTTCTATCTAAGAACATCATGTTTTCTTCAATAGCTCCTTGCTTGTCTAATTCTGCAAGAATTAAATCAAACTCAGATAAACCACCAGCACCACCAGCAGGATCGAAATCTTCATCTTCAAATACTAAACCTCTATCTGATAAAGCAGCAAAAAGACCTTCAGTACCATAGATATTAGCAGATGTAAGTGCACTTTGATTAGAAGCTTCACCTTCAATCATTGCCATTTCTAGGTAATCGTTAAATCTTAATCTTGCTTCAGCTTCAGACTTTAGGTACCATAGGTAACCAGAAGCTCCGTTTTCTGAAGTAACTTCAACCCAACCAATCTGAGCAGTATCAGAACCGTTTACACTGTACTGATCTCTGATGATTATTGGACTATTGCTGAATTTTGTGAAAGAAGCATCTTTTGACTTGTAAGTTGAAGACATTTCAGATCCTTTGCTAAATTCAGTACCGTATACAAACACAGTATTACTATCATCGCCATCAACGAATTGTACTTCGCTACCTGAACCAGATAAATTTTGTTGCGTATATGGTTGTATTAACGCAGTTGTAGCACTAGGCAATGAAACGACATAACACTTTAGTGTTTTCGCTACAGAAGCCGAGATTATAATAGTATCACCAACGTTGATTAAGTGACCAGAAGGTAATGTAATTACACCACCGTTACCTGAACTGTTATCAGCATCAGCAATTGCTACGCCTGTGTATTGTGTGTGGATTCTTCCTTGCTCAGACCAAATAACTTGATCAGAAGCAAGTGGCATTTCCGCGCCAACCATACCTAGAAAACCAGATATAGTTCTTTTTCCAAATCTCTCCACTTCTTTTTCATAAATTTCTGGCAAAAACTGTTGTGCAAAAGTTCCACCTCCACTTGCGGAGTCAAAACTTAAGTAGTTATCTGCAAACAAATTCTGAACTGGACGAGGAGTGACATGTGCTAAAGCCGAAGCCGGGTTATTAGCACCACTTGTATTAAAACTCATAATTGTTTAATTTTTAATGTTTAACTTTATTTTCTCATTTTAACTCGGAGTTGCCTTGAATCACTACCACTAATAGCTTTAACTTTCATACCACCAGCTTCAACAACACCTGAGTGAGTTTGTCTTGGTGACATATCAACATTTTTTGCTTTAGCCATACTATCCTTGATAGCATCTGCTTTGCCTTGTTGATAGAAGTGATTAGCTACAGCGTCAGGATTCATTGCAGTGTACAAAGCTTTATGGTAACCACTAGGATCAATTAATTGATTTTTTTTATCTAAAAATTTAGAAGCAAAATTATTAATATCACTTTGTGACTCTTTAACCTTGTCAGCATTTTTAACATTGTATCTATATCTTTTATCTCCAACATTGAATTCAAAACCTTTGAACTCTTCGTTAAACAACTTGTTGGTTTGATTTTCAAATACAGATCTTTGTTCTTCAGCTAACTTATTACCTTGTTCACTTTCCTCGTTGTATCTGTTGAAAAAATCTATAGCTTTTTGTTGTTCTGGAGTCAACTTGCTCCCCGCCTTGATTTCTTCATAATATTTGGACTTTTGCCCGTCCAAGTGGCTTTTGGCATTCGCAACTTGCTCTTTTAATGCCAATTTTTTACGTTTAACTTCTATTTCTTCATCGACTTCTTCGTCGTAAGAATACAAGTCCTTCATAACAAAACTAACTTCATCATCGCTAAGATGTGGTTTAGTTTGTTTTAAATATTCTTTTACTAGTTGATTATCATCATAATTACTATAATCTTGATTTAACTTTACGTAATCTTCAAGACTTCCACCAGTATCTTTCATAAAGTCTAAAACTTTCTGTATATTTTCTGGTAAAGCTTCACCTGTTTCTTTAGATTCTTCAATAGCTTCAACAACTTCTTCTTTTGTTTCTTCTACCTTTTTTTCTACTTCTTCATCTGTTATCTCTTCAATAACAGGTTCTTCTTCTTTAACCTCTTCTTTTAGTTGTTCTTCTTTTATTTCTTCAACAACTTTTTCTTCAACAGGTTTTTCTTCTTCTTTTTTACTTAAATCAACTTTAGTGACATTACCCTCTTGTGTAACATCTTCTTCTTTTACTTTACTTAAATCAACTTTTGCAACGCTTTGCTCTGTTGATGTGTTAAATTTTTTAGGTGATTTCATTTTCATGTCTCCACCTTCAGTTTTAACTTCTTCAGTTTTTGTAGGTTGTTCTATAACCTTTTCCTCGGTTTGTTGAATTTCTTCAACAACCTTTTCTTCTTTTTTAGCCATAATATAATATTATAAAATTAAACAAATTATCTAGGACCAAACATACCTAAATCTAACCCAGCTAAATTATCATTACCAGCTGATTCAAAATTCTTAGGTGGTTTGCCCGTGTTTCTCTGATCTATTAGTTCAGATTGTTGAGAGGCTTGTATTCTAGTTCTCTCGTCTTTTCTATCTTCTTTATCGACATCTTTTTGTTTTAAAGTGTCTTGCTCCATAGTTTTTAATTGCATGTTATATTGAAATTCTAATGCCATTAACTCCTTTTTTAACCTAGCTTCAGACATTAATTTTTGTTCATCTATCTGAGCTTCAAGTTGAATCAACTGAGACTTTTGTTGAGTCAATGCTTGATTTTTTTGTACTTCTGCTTGAGCTGCAACTTGTTGAGCTTGAGCGTTAGCTTCTGCTTGAGCCTGCATATTTTGCTGTTGCATAATTTGATCAGTCTCTTGTTTCTTTCTACGTCTTATTTTTAAAACTTGATTAGCTAGCTTTAGATTTTTTATTTCTCTAACATCTATAGCGTCTTCTAAATTAATAGTTTCTTTAGCTAAAGCTGCTTGTATATTGTTTTCAAGCATTTGTTTTTCTTCTTCATCTGGCGCTAATTCAATAAATATACCAAAATCGTATAAATGTAAATTAGTCATTTCATCTAATGTAGCAACGTTGTGAGCACCTATTTTTTGAATAAAAGCTTCTCTTGTTGGTGAATATTCTATTATATCAGATATTCTTAACGATATACCTTCACACAAATCAGTTGTTAAAAATAAACCACCTTGTAATATATGTCTAGTTGCTGTATTACTGTTAGCAGCTGCAAGTTTTTGCACACCTACTAAAGCATCTTTTGAAGGTGTACTAGCATCTCTAGCTTCATTTAAACCGGTCACGTCTCTTATCATTTGTAGATAATAATTATACGTACCAATTAAACTCTGTATTTTATTACCACCACTACCTGATTGTATTTCTTGTATAGGTACTTTACCTGGATTCATATCTCCGTCACCAGTAAATGATCTACCTATAACAGAACCTGTTTGAAAAAACATATTTAAAGCCTCTTGTGGACTATAATTTGTTCCGTTACCTAAATCTATTTCAGCTAATCCATCAGCATCTAAATAAACACCGTCAGGAACCATTCTAGACATCACCTGTTGCAGTTTTAAATGAGTAAGCTGTATCATGTCAGCAAAACCAGTAATACGTCCTACAAGTGATTCTATTCTACCTTTATACATTCTAGGTGCACATATACTATAGTTCATTTTAACCTTAGTATAATCACTTTTAGGTCTTACCATGTTTTTAGCCATTTCCCATTTAAGTACTTTATCAGTTCCTAATATAATAGCTCCTTCGTATAAAACTTCTAAAACTCTTTCAAGCTTACCAAATCTTTGTTCTAAAACTTCAACTGGTGGATCAAAAGTATCATCTCTCATTATGATTTTTTCAGCACCACTTGCAGATTCTTTTAATTTATAAACCTCATTCATATAAGTTTTATAATTAAAATACAAAACTCTTATTTGGTTTTTATCTATATTCTCACCTATGTAAGCAGCTTTATCGTGTACTCTATTGTTTTTATAACTTTGACCCGATATTTCTTCAAGATCTTGATCACTTAAATTTGGAAACTCTTTTTTAATTTCATTTATAGGTAGTGTTTTTACTTCACCTACGTAATATAAATCATCAAAATAAGGTGATTCAGTATATGAGTAAACTAAGTTAGCTGGATCAACATATTCAACTTTAACTCCTTCAGCTTGATTAAAAGTGTGTTTTACAGCTCCAATACCTAATGTTACTAAATCATAGTTAACTCTTTTCTTAGTTAAATCATATCTATTACCATCAAGCAAAACATTAATAGCTTGTTCTTCAGCTAATTCAACAGCTTGTTTATAGTTTAGCTGCATGTGTAACTCAAGTTCTTCTTCTGAGTCTGGTAATTTTTCAGCAGGAGTAGAAGATAAACTTATACCAAAAGCTTCTCTTGAAAACTCATCTAACTCTCTAGTTCTCATGTCAGCTAGTATATTTTCCATATAAGCTGTTCTTTTACTTACACCATAAGGATCTTGTGAATAAGCTTTTATATCAAATAATCTTTCTGATATACCATTAACAACTATATCTACAAATTTAGGTATAATAGGTACTGGTCTCCAGTCTAAATTTAAATAAGATAAATCACCATTAATAGATAACTCGTCTTTATATTTTTGTATCGACTGCTCTCCTCGAGCATATAGTCTTAGTTTGTGATAGCTATTTTCATTATTATGGAATTTGTTAAAACCAACACCTTCGTCAAACCACTCTTTTTCAATAGCCTTACCAATCTTAAGTCCATACTCTGAACTAAGCTTTTCTTGGTCGCTAACGACTTGACTTGGAAAATAACCTTTTATATATGAATCAGCCATATTAGTTTTCTATTAATTTTGATTGTAAGCCTTTTTGCTTATACCTTGCTATGCTTATATTTATTTTTTCTTTTTCTATTTTAGCATTTGGATTATATAAATGCCTGTTACACGCCATTATAGCTAAACCAGAGCTAATAGTTGCGTCAAACTTTGTTCTGTTGTTTATATCAAATTTAGCCCAGTCTTGTAACGTTTCATTAAAATACATGTTACCGTGAGATCCATCTTGTTTTGCACCAACGCTAGCTTGTATATACATTTCTATAGCAGCAGCGTGTGCTTGTTTTACATCTTCACTAGAATTAGGTATACCACCTATTTCTTTTTCTGTTAAAGATAATTTATTCCACAACTTATCTGGTCTATTCATACTAAATCCTCTATAACCTCTTCTTTTTAAATAATATAACAACCTGGGTTTATTGTTTTCAGCAAGTATTGGCATACCATAAAAAACCAAAGCCATTAACATATCTTCAAAAAATATTTCAGAAGTTGCAGGTCTAGCTACATATTCTAAAAAAAATTGATTAGGTGGACAATCTTCCATGCTAAACTTAGTTAATCCATGTAAAGATCCTTTTGAACCCCTACCATCTACAGTTCCAGATATATCGTAACTATCACATCCAAAAGCACCCATGTGTTCATTACCTGGGTATTTTAAGCCATTTTTCATAACAACTCTATTTTGTAGATGTTGTGGAGGAACCCAAGACACTTTAAATCTACCTTTTGATTCTGGATAAAATATTACATTAGTATCTTTAACACCATTAATCCATTGAAAATTTCCAGTTGTGTATGAGGTACCAGCCTCTTCATTAAAATCTATTTGCTCGTATATTTTTGCTAAATTAAATATACTGTTTTGTGTTTCGTCTCTGAAAGCATGTTCTTCAGTTCTTGGAAATTGCCTGTAAAACTCATTTAAAGCATCTCCATCGTGTTTTAATCCATCAACTTCGTTTTGCCAATGATCTATAACACCTATATCTATAAAGTCACCATAAGGTCCTTTAACCTCTTCTGTTGGCGTTTCAAATACAGGTAATCCATAAGAATCAATGAATCCCTCGTAGTTCCATTCCATAGGTATGAACAAACTATATAATCCCGAGCTAGTCTGTCCATTGCGGTTTCTTTTTGTGACATCTGAGTTTTTATATAATTTTTTAAATTCATTACCACCTTTATCTAATGCATTACTGGTTGAACCCATCATGCATTTACCAATAATTCTACTACCTAATCGTAGTGTCGTTTTCGTGACCCTCCAGTTGTTGAGGATGTTGTTCGGCCTCTCCCATTTACCTGATTCATCGTGGACGAGGAGTTTGAGTTTTTCTCCATCATAGGAGTTATCACCTGTGTTCTTCCAATCAATGGTGGTGTCAAGACCTGTGAGCTCCTCGGGCCTATCACTCGTACTCGTGATGTTTCTTCTTGTAAGCTTGGATGCGGGTACACGATAGGCAAGCTCGGTTTTTGGTCGATCCATACCATCTTGTATCGGTTTGAAAAAGAACGGATAGTTAACGGATATTGGTACGACTTTATCAGTAAACATTTTTTTTGCATCTGGCCCAGACTTGGATAATATTCCAAACCTAGCATCGCTTGATATGGTTGCCATGTTAACAGCTTCCCCTGATGCCATAAAGGAGAACCCAGATCTTCTATTTTTAAGATAGCACATTCCGTAACATCTGGTATCCGCTTTGCAAGCTTCCCAGAAAATGTAGAATAATCTATTTGCTTCTCGAAAGTCTGGTTTCCCAACATCAATCTTGGACCACTGCAAGTACATATAATGAGTGCCAGTAACATAAGTAGGAATACCTTTGTTATAAAACCAAAAACCTTCATCTCTTTTTGTAAACTCATTTTCTATATAATCTATGTACTTGTTTTTAAATTCTTGAGGATAATCTCTCCAATCAAATATACTTTTTATTCTATTTAATTCTTTTGGATATTCAGTTACTTGCCAACTGTCATTATCGAATTTTTTTATTTTACTAGGTATTTTTGGTAAAGCTATTTTTAAATTTTGTATTTCATATACTTCACCTATTTGACCTGTTTTAGATATAACAATAACATCATTTTCTTTGTTATAACCATATTTCCACTTTTTAGATTTGTTTAATCTTTTAATAGTGTTAGTTTTTATATGGTCTATTACTTTATATAAAACTTGATTATACATCGTATTCTTTAATATCTATTTTATAACTAGAATCTAAATTTTCTTCATCTATTAAAACATGGCATCTTTTAGTTGCTTGTATAAAATATGATTTTTTAGATTGATAAAAAGGTTTATGAGTCATTTCACTAACTCTACATATATTAGGTCTTTTATCGTATATAGAACAAATATTACCTACTAAATTAGCACAGCTACCATCTTTTTTTATTGGCAAACCGTACTCCGCGCCATTCATTTTACCAGCAGCTCTACAACAAGCACCGCACTTAGAGCATAAAAAATCCATTACTTAGAAGATCTTTTTTCAGCAAAACCACTAAAAGTCTTAACTTTGTTTTCTTCTTTGACTTTACCCTCTAACATATCTTCTTCGTTTTGTATTCTATTTAAAATTTCAAACGCATCGAATATTGCTAATTTTTTTGTTGCAGCTGCGTTTTTTAAACGATCAGCCGATATATCATCATCAGAATCTACAATAGGTTCTTTAGCTACCTTAACTAATTCTTCTACAGCTTTATAACCAGCTTGGATTATATTCTTTTTCCTCTCCTTGATATTCATATTTAATTGTAATAAAATTGCTTTTTACTCTATATAGTCTTTCACCTTCTAAAATAAACTCATATTCACTTGATGGCCTAAAACCTACTAAATCATTAACATTTACAGTACCGTCTGAGTACTTAACTATTCCAACTAATGGTTTTT